AAATGGTTAGAACCACGTGAACCAGAAGATGATAAACAAGCATATCTTCAAATTAGTGTTGGTTATAAAGCTAGACCGCCAAAGATTGTTATGATCACTGGTAGAGGACAAACATATATATCTGAAGATACAATTCACATTTTAGATTGGGCTGACATTTCCAAAGTTGATTTTATTGTTCGTCCATATAATTGGGAAGTTAGTGGAAAGACAGGGGTTAAAGCCTACCTAAAAACTATGTACGTCACTTTGTCTGAAGATGAATTAGAAGTGAAATACCGTGATGTTCCAGACGCCGCTGCGAATATTATCCCTGAAGATGATGGAATCGAAGAGGCGTAAACTTTTAAGTCATCAAAAGGATGCCATATCAAGACTAAGAACCGGCTCTATTCTGTTAGGTGGGGTCGGTTCTGGTAAAACTTTAACCAGTCTAGCATATTTCTATTCCAAGGTATGTGGCGGATCACTTGGTTCTGATTATATTGAATTAACAAATATTACAACACCAAAGGATTTGTACGTTATAACCACAGCAAGAAAAAGAGATTCTTTAGATTGGAAAAGAGAAGCAGCTTTCTTTGCCATTTCTTCGAATAGAGAATCTAGTGTGGGAAATGTACAATTAGTTGTTGATTCATGGAATATGATAGACAAATACAAAGATGTTAAAGATGCATACTTTATATTCGATGAACAAAGAGTTGTTGGATCTGGCGCTTGGTCAAAAGCTTTCTTGAAAATTACAAAAGCAAATGGGTGGATATTATTAACAGCGACACCAGGAGATACTTGGATGGATTATATATCTGTATTTGTTGCTAATGGGTTTTACAAAAATAGAACCGAGTTTATAAGAGAACATGTCATATATAACACTTTTGCTAGTTTTCCAAAAATAGAAGGCTATATGAATATACCAAAATTAAACTTATTAAAAAAGAAAGTTTTGGTTGCTATGAAATTTAAAGCTAAAATAGAAAGACACAATATTGATATCGTTGTTCCACATAATAAGGAGTTATTAAAAAAAGTTGTAAAAGATAAATGGAATGTCTTTAAAGAACAACCAATAAAACAAGCAGGTGAAGCATGTTATGCTATGCGTCGCGTTGTTAATAGTGATCCTAGTAGGCTAGATGCCATAAAAGATTTAAGTGAAAAACATAATAGAATAATTGTGTTTTATAATTTTGATTATGAGTTAGAAATTTTGCGTACACTTTCAGATGTTGTCGATTATCCAGTAGCAGAATACAATGGACATTTACACGAGGATATTCCAAAATCAAATAAATGGATATATCTTGTACAATATGTAGCTGGTGCCGAAGCGTGGAATTGTGTTGAAACGAATGTTGTCGTTTTTTATAGTTTAAACTATTCTTATAAGACAACAACTCAAGCGGCAGGAAGAATTGATCGAATGAATACGCCTTTTGGAAATTTATATTATTATTATATAAGGTCTGAAGCATTTATAGACATAGGAATTGTTGGAGCATTAAAAGAGAAAACGAATTTTAATGAAGAAGAGTTCCTTAGAGATAATAAAATATATTTTTAATGATCGCGTAAGAAACATAGGCTATAATAGAAGGAGAGTCTCTTTCGACTTAACGGTCGTTGGCTTGAAGATGTCTAAGTCCAAAGGACTTTCCTTATATTTTTCTTTTTGTCTAAAGTATTATTGATTAGGAGTTAATTACATGTCTCAGAGAGAAAGTATTTTTGAAATGAAATTAGTTCAAGATTTAATGCATTTGTATCCAAATGCTATAATTTTAAAAACCTATCCAAATTATATTCAAGGTTTTCCAGATAGATTAATGTTATTAAATGATCGTTGGGCTGCGTTTGAAATTAAATCGCATCATAATGCAAGACATCAACCAAATCAAGATTATTATATTGAACTTTTAAATCGAATGTCTTTTGCATCATTTGTATATCCAGCGAATAGAGAGGAGTTCTTTAATGAAATTCAATTCGCATTACGATCTGTATGGGAAACACGCGTTTTTAAGCGGGAGTAAATATCATTGGTCTAACTATACTGATAGAAAATTAATAGATACTTTCAAAAAATATCTTGCTATTCAAAGAGGAACAGATCTTCACGAATTAGCCAGTCGTTGTATACAATTAAAGATAAAACTTCCAAAATTAAAAAACGCTCTAAACATGTTTGTTAATGATGCTATTGGTTTTAGGATGTCATCAGAGCAACCATTATTTTATTCTACTAATGCTTTTGGAACAGTGGATGCGATTTCTTTTCGAGATAATCTTTTAAGAATTCATGATTTGAAAACCGGTATATCCCCGTCATATTCAAGACAGTTAGAAATCTATGCTGCTTTGTTTTGTTTAGAATATGATATAAATCCAGAAAGTATTATTATTGAATTAAGGATTTATCAAGGGAATAAGATTCATATATTCGAACCTGAACCAGAAGTAATATTTGAGATAATGCAAAAAATTGTTAAATTCGATAAAGAAATTGAATTGATAAAACAAGAAATGGAGTAATTCATTATGGAAGAAAAGATAATTAAACATTATGGTACTCCACGTTTTTCTGGTCGATACCCGTGGGGTTCTGGTGGTAATGCTCAACAGAGAAACACTAGTCTTCTTGGATATGTTGCTCAATTAAAAAGTCAAGGTCTTACAGAAACACAAATAGCTGAAGGTCTAGGTATGACCACAACTCAATTAAGATTAACAAAATCAATAGAAAGAAATAAACAAAGAAGTGCTGATACAGCAAAAGCTTTAAAATTTAAAGAAAAGGGTTTATCTAATGTAGCTATTGGAGAAAGAATGGGATTAAACGAATCTAGTGTTAGAGCTTTATTAGATCCCGTGTTGAAAGAAAGAGCAGAAATAGCAACAAAAACGGCTAATATGTTAAAAGATTCAGTTTCTAAAAAGGGGGTTATCGATGTTGGTGCTGGTGTGGAAAGTAATATCGGAATAAGCAGAACTAAACTAAACACTTCTCTGGAATTATTAAAAGCAGAAGGATATAATGTTTACTACGTACAAACCCAACAACTGGGGACAGGAAAATATACAAGTATAAAAGTATTAGCTCCTCCAGGTATGGATTATGCTGATGTATATAAAAATCGTGCCGATATTAAGACAATAACCGATTATACTCCTGATAAGGGAAGATCTTATTTAGGTTTGGATCCAGTAAAAAGTATTTCTGGAGATAGAGTTGAGGTTCGATATGCAGAAGAAGGTGGTATCAATAAAGATGGTATTATTGAGTTAAGAAGGAACGTTAATGATATATCTTTAGGTAACTCCAAATATGCACAAGTTCGTATTGGTGTGGATGGAACACATTACATGAAAGGCATGGCTATGTATTCCGACAACCTTCCTGAAGGAGTTGATATAGTCTATAATACTTCTAAAAAAAGCACTACTCCACGCAGCGAGGTTTTCAAAGAAATGAAGATTGATGCCGTAACTGGTAAAGTAGATACAGATAATCCTTTTGGAGCAACAATAAAAAAAGGTGGTCAACGTGAGACATTAAATATTGTTAATGAAGAAGGTGATTGGCGAGAATGGTCTAGAAATATATCTTCCCAAGTTCTTTCAAAACAATCTCCTAAGTTGGCTCAAAAACAATTAAAATTAGCCGCTGATCTTAAACAAGAAGAGTTTGATGAAATAATGAAGTTAACAAATCCTGCTGTAAAACAAAAATTATTAACTGCATTTGCTGATGATTGTGATTCATCATCAGTACATTTAAAAGCAGCAGCTCTTCCGCGTCAATCATCTCATGTTATTCTTCCTATAACATCTATTAAGGAAACCGAAGTTTATGCCCCAATGTTTAATAATGGTGAACGTGTTGTATTGATTCGTCATCCACATGGAGGTATATTTGAAATTCCAGAATTAGTCGTTAATAACAGAGGTAAAGAACCCAATGCTATAATGAAGAATGCTTTGGATGCTATTGGTATTCATCCTAAAGTTGCAGTTAAACTTTCAGGAGCAGACTTTGATGGAGATACAGTTCTTGTTATACCGAATAAAAAAGGTGAAATAAGAACAGCTCCACAACTTAAAGCTTTACAAGATTTTGATCCTCGAGAAAATTATGCTCCTTATGATGGAATGAAAACCATAGATGGTGGAATATATAATGCTGCTACAAGAACCGTTGATTATGGTGGAAAGAAACCTGTAACATCAACAAAACAATTAGAGATGGGTAAAGTTTCCAATCTTATTACTGATATGACTATTAAGGGCGCTACAAATCCAGAAATAGCGAGAGCTGTTAAACATTCTATGGTTGTTATCGATGCTGAGAAACATCATTTAAATCACAAACAATCTCATTTAGATAATGACATAGCAGGATTAAAAGAAATTTATCAAGGCAGTAAGACTTCTGGCGCATCAACGTTAATATCAAGAGCGTCTTCAGAACTTAGAGTTCCTCATAGAAAAGATCAATATAAGATAGATAAAATAACAGGAGAGAAGATTTATGAGTATACAGGTGAAACATATCTAACTAAAGATGGTAAGCTTGTTAAACGTACAACTAAAACAACTAAAATGGCAGAAGCTAAGAGTGCATTTGATCTTTCAGATGGAACTAAAATGGAAACATTATACGCTAGTTATGCTGATAGACTTAAAGTTTTAGCTAATAAAGCTAGATTAGCTGTGACACAAACGCCGAATTTAAAATACTCTCCCACTGCTAATAAAACTTATACTGCCGAAGTTACCAGTTTACAAGCTAAGTTAAGAATAGCTAATAAAAACAAACCACTTGAAAGACAGGCGCAATTATTGGCTGATAAAGTATATAAAGCTAAGTTAGAATCGAATCCTGATATGGACAATGCTGATAAGAAAAGACTTAAGGGACAAGCATTGGATGAGGCTCGTGCAAGAGTAGGTGCTAAGAAACAGAACATTGACATTACTGATAACGAATGGAATGCTATACAACTAGGGGCCGTTAGTCATAATGTAGTCTCCCAGATTTTACTTAACACTGATCTTGATGCGATTAAGATTAAAGCCACACCAAGAGCAGCATATAAGATGACACCTGTTAAAGAGGCTCGTGCTAAATCTATGGCAGCAAGCGGGTACACCCCAGCCGAGATAGCTAGCGCTTTAGGCGTTTCGACCACAACTATCGTTACTACTCTAAAATGAAAGGAGGACTGATGGTTACTAATACTATTGTAAAAGAAGCAAAGAAAGAAGAAACAAAAGAATATGCTTTGACAACTATTGATAATCCTTATAATCCTTTCACACAATTCGATGAATGGCTTAGTTTTGATACACAAAGAGGTTACAATACTTGTGGGTACTTAGCAAGAATAGCTAAGACTTCACATGATTTAAGTGAAGAAGATCAAGCATTAGCTATACTGATAGCTATAGATGAGATAGTTAAAGAGAATGTTTATGGTGTTCATGTAAAAGTTACAAATGAATCCTTTAGAGATAGAATTAAATTAAGAAAAGTAAACTTATAGTTTATCTTTAAATAAGTTTTAATTTAATTTATTTAATAATAAAAAAGAATTTCTATGAATTATACAAAGATAACACATGAATATTATTGGCTAATGGGTAGTGGGAGGGGTCCTCGCAAAATACCCCCCCCGTCTACATCACTTTGCCACCAAAAAT